GTAGGCCGGACTTAGTAAGCGCAAGCTGAAAACATGGCTTAGAAGGAATGTTAAACCTTGCCCGAATAAGGCAAATATGAGCTATGACGCTGAACGGCGAACGCCCCATAACCGGAGTGCATAGCAAGATAAAGGCGGTTACCTGTTTTATGCCGTGGCAGTATGCGACTACACACCGCAAGCGTCGCGCATAACTTAAAACGAGGATAGAAATGACCAGACGGACGGAAAGATATATGCGCCGGAAAACGGTAAGAGATTTGAAACGGAAAGCATTTTTGCGGCAATATGATAATTTTGCCAATATCTGCAACCGACAAAATCTTTTTGACGCAGAAGTTGACGCGCGTAAAAATGTGATGTGGAAAGGTTCGGTGCAACGTTGGGATATTGACCGGTTACTCAATAACGAAAAATTATATCGGGATTTGCTAGCCGGAAAATCGATGTGTAAAGGCTTTTCAAAATTTGACATCAATGAACGCGGAAAATTACGGCATATTTCCGCCGTCGGGTTTTACGAAAGAATTGTGCAAAAATGCTTGTGTCAACAAGTATTATCGCCGGTTTATGTTAAAAGGCTTGTTTATGACAACACAGCCAGCCAAAAAGGCAAAGGCGTTGATTTTGCGCTGGACAGACTTACAACA